ACGGTGACGTGGTGGAACGCCCAGTTCCAGGCCGTTGTGAATGCGACCCTCAAGGGAATCATCGCAACGACTCTCGCCTCGACCCACGTCAAGAACATCTCCATCGAGGATGGGGTGAATGCGACCGACGCGAACAAGTTCAACGCGACGGATTTCCTCGCGGCCACCTTCCTTTTGGGCGACCGTCATTCCTCGCTCCAGGCTATCGTCTGCCACTCGACGATTCTCCACCGGATGCTGGCTCTTGACCTGATCGATTTCAGCAAGGACAGCCAGGGTGCGATGACGATCCCGACCTACATGGGTCGTCGGGTTATCGTGGACGACGACGTTCTGAAGGTTGCCGGTGGTACGTCAGGCTACAAGTATTACACTTTCCTCTTCGGTCCGGGCGCTCTGGCTTTCGGTGAGGGCACGCCTGACAATCCGGTCGAGGTTGATCGTGACGTTCTGGCCGGTGACGACATTCTCGTTCATCGTCGGCACTTCATCCTTCACCCGCGCGGCGTGAAGTGGGGTGGTTCTCCTGCGTCCAGTTCTCCGACGAATGTCGAGCTTGCGGTTGGCGCTAGCTGGACGAAGGTGTGGCAGGACAAGAACATCAAGATGGTTGCGTTCGTCACGAACGGCTGATCAATCTATTGGGTCGGTCGATTGGGGATTCTCGGTCGACCGACCCTCTAGCGTTTACACCCGGAGGGCTGTTCGATGAATCGACTGCAACCAGAGCTAGGTGAAGTTGTAGCCTCAGTAACCAACGACACAGACACTTTCGTCCTGCTCGCGAACGCGGCCAAGCGGTACGCGATCCCGACAGGGGCGGTCTACATCAACATCAGTTGCACGAAGGCCGGGCTGTGGGTGAAGTTCGGAGACAACGCCGTCACGGCGGTTGTCGGCGTCGCTGATGTCACTGATGGAACCGGCTCCATCCTCGATCCGACGATTCGCAGACTGGACGGTGGAGTCACTCACGTCAGTCTGATCAATAGCGCTGCGTGCGAAGGCAGCATTGAGTGGTTCTCATGAGAATTGTGAAGCTGTTTCTTGCGACCGTATTTGTTTGCGGAATCTCCTTCGCTCAGCCGCCATTAAATTATCCACCATCCAGCGGCGCCGCCGCCGACCCGCTCACCGTCCTCGGCCCTGCGTCCGTCTGCCAGGCACACCCCCTTTCACCGAACGAGGATGGAGAAGCGTACCTCCCCGTACCACTGCTCCTTACTGAAACGAGCCTCATGTGCTCGTTGCTCTATATGTACGTTGAGCCCAACCAGAGTTGGGCAGAGTTGACCTCTTTGCCCGGGAATTCGTTGAGTTTTTTTGCTACGGATGCAGTCGAGGGTCCGGGGCTACCGACTCCAGGTGGAAAGGTGTCGATCTCCGCCGGGAATGCGGCGCCATCGACGGACACCGATGGCGCCGCCAGAGGTGGAGATCTAGAGTTGCACGCAGGCGGCTCGGCTCGCCTGAATAGCGGCGACGAGAACGGCGGGGATATTTCATTGGTTCCCGGCAGCGGCGTCGGCACCGGCAGGTCCGGCAACGTGGTCATCGCGAGCGGCAACCTCACCGGCCCGTCCGGCGGGTTCTCGATCATCGGCGGGACGGGAGCCACCGACGACCTCATCCTCGACGGGAGCGCGGGAACGGCGGGAAGTGTGACGGTGAGTGAGGCGGGGATCATGTACCCCTCAGGAGGGTACGCATATCCAGACTTTGGCACGAGTGCGGCCCCGTGGTGGAGCGTGAAGACGCGCGTCGTGGACGCATCCGGCACCAGCGCGACGTTCGGGAATGGCGGGTCGACGGGACCAGCCGGGACGTACATGGGCGATGGGATCTCCTGGGAAGGCTCGTCCTCAGACACGAACGAGCTTTTCCTGACGCTGACCAACCCCACCGCCGACCGCACGATCACGCTGCCGGATGCGACGGGGACGGTTGCTCTCCTTGAGGGGTTGAACTCTTACACTGGCAAGAGCACGTTTACCGCAACGCCAACTGGGGCCACGGTGAGTGATGGCTCTGTTTATATCAACCCGGCGAGCATGGCGGCTGGTGAGTCGACAGCATGGACTTACGAGGCAGGCTGGAGCTTTACTGGAATGGCTGGTGGGGGTGTGACTCCTTCGTTTGGCGACCTGGATGGTGATGGTGACAAGGATCTCATTACGGGTGGGGATTCCGGCGATGTTTATGCGTACAAGAATACGGGAACTGCCCTATCGCCAGCCTGGACCCGCGAGGCTGGATGGGATATCGCCGATATAGGGGAGAGGTCTGCGCCTACCTTGGGCGATCTGGATGGAGACGGCGACCTTGATCTCATGATGGGTGAGAAGAATGAGATCTATGGGTACAAGAATACAGGTTCAACGTCCGCTCCTACCTGGACAGCGGAAGCGACATGGAATATTGTGACGACGAACGGGCACCAACCAAAGCCAACCTTGGTTGATATGGACGGTGATGGGGACCTGGATATCGGGTTCTCTACCCTGTATTCGTATGGAATTACTTGGTACAAGAACACAGGGTCTGCGGCGGCTCCGGCATGGACATCCGACACAGCCTGGAACTATGCGAACGCATATCAGAAGCTAGCCTTTGCTGACCTCGATGGTGATGGTGATCTTGACATGCTCTATGGCCGTGACAGTATTATCAATGCGGTCAAGAACAACGGGACTGTCAATGCTCCGACATGGGATGTATACACGGGATGGAACAACAACGTGAATAGAGAGTTCGTGGCGCTTGTAGATCTTGATAGTGACGGCGACGCGGACACGATTGCCGGGCAGGACGGTGGCTCCACAACGGTTTCAGGCTATAGAAACACAGGATCTCTTGGTGCCGCCGGGAACACGCTGTTTGGGGTGGCTGTCGGCGGGACGCAGAAGATGCGTGTAGGCGGGCTTGCCACGGATATCACTGGGCAAGTGAATGTTACTGGGTCGGTGTATTCGACGGGGAGTTTGATTCTTGAGGGTAGTTCTGCCGACGATTATGAGCTGACCCTAGCTGCCACGAACCCAACTGCCGACCGCACGATCACGCTGCCAGATGCAACGGGGACGGTGGTCCTCAACGTGCGCGTGGTAACTCCTGACATCGACGGGGAGACGACTACGCTAGCCAACTCCGCAACGGTGTGGACCAACACTGGCGATGGAGACGGCGAAGCGATCAGCCTACTCAATGATCCAACGGTTGGCACCAACTACTGCTTCGCGGTGGACGTAGCGCAGACGATCACGGTGGCTCCGTCAACCGGCGAGACGCTCTACTACGGGACGGACCAGTGCGTCGTGAGCCTGACCTCCAACGCCATCGGATCGACGCTCTGCGTGGTGGCGATTACGGGCGGGAGCGGAGCGAAGTGGTTCACCATGAGTTCGATGGGGAGCTGGACGTGCAACGACTGACGATCGCTCTGATCCTCGCCCTGCTCGCCTCGCCGGTCCTCGCGGGCCGCGACGGCTGCACCGCCGCTCTCGTCTCCGCTGGCGTGTGCCGCGACAACGCCAAGATCCTTTGGTCGCTGGACATGAGCAGCGCAGCGGATGCCAAACTCCAGAGCGCGCTCGCTCGCAAGGCGGGCTGGACGGCTCAGGTGACCTGTACGCAGGCGATGGTGGACCTTAGCCAATGCACTGTCGGGCAGATCGGCACTCCGGTTGCTAATCCGCAGAGCGAGCGCAACGCGGCGAAGGCCGAGTGGAGGCGGATGATCCGCGACGAGTTCATTCGCAGCCTGGATGCCGAGACGCTGCGAACGGACTCCAAGGAAGCGCTCGACGCCGCGCTCGCCGCCATCGGCAACCCGGACGTCGGGAACTGACGAACCTTTATTTGCGAGTGCGGAGGTGGAAAGTGGATAACATTGATGACCTGCGTGAGTTGATCCGCGAGGAACTGGAGGCTCACGACAAACGCCACATCTTCGCCCCTCGCGAGCCGTCTCGCATCACTGATCCAGAAACCGGACAGGAATGGATCACGGGTGCCCTTCCGAAGGCCGAGATCGTTCGATTCGTCGCTTGGGCGCTTGGCGGCCTGTTGTCTGTGATCTTGGCCGGACTTCTGTTGTGGGCGAAGGTTGTTGTTTTTCCGGAAGTCGACGCGAGAATCGGTATGCACGAAAAGGCCGCACTTGAACGCATGAGGGCCGAAAGCGGTGAATTCGTGAGAGCGAAGGACTTCAACACCTTCGTCGCGGAGAAGAATCAGTTGTGGAAGACTCAGCTTGAGATCAACGCCAGAACCGAGAGGCGACTGGACGAAATCCAGACCGACATCAAAGAGCTTCTGCGGAGGCGGTAATCGCGGTATCATGTAGATACCAAGAAAGGAGCGAAAGATGAAAAAGGTTATTTTCGCGATGGTTCTTCTCCTTGTCGCCTCCGTGGCTGTTGCCCAGGAAACTTGGCAGTCTGCGACAGCGCGTGGCGTTGAGAAGCCGGTTGGAAATCGAGTCTACAACCTGTTTAGGGGTCCGATGGGACTCCAGAGTCCGTTGTGGCTCGGTTCTGCCCCGACTGGAACTTCGACTGATGCCTGGATCTACAATACGGGCACTCCGTCTGGTTTCGAGTATTTCATGTACAGCACTTCGTCCCTTCCGACGTACCTTTCGGGCGATCTGACGGTCGCTCCGAGCGCGACGGGCGGCGACAACTTCAACAAGAACCAGATCAGCGGTCTTTTCAAGCTAACCCTCGTTTCTCTCGCCGCCGGTACGAACGGAACGACCGAGACCACTCTCTACACGGACGACACGCCCGCTGGCGAATGGACCGCCCTGGATGCTGACGTGGTGGTTTCGAACAGTACCACGCACGTTCGGGTTGGCAGCAACGCTCTCAAGCTGGCCTTCGCCGCGACGGCCATTGCGGGTGATGGCGTCGAGTCTGACATCACGAACGACAACCTTGAGTCGAACGAGAGCATCGGGTTCTGGATCTACAGCGACACGGCTCTTACGGCTGGCTGGCTGACGCTGGTGATCGACGACACGGACGCGGCTCCCGATCTCGCCCTCAACGTCCCTGCGGTGACTGCGGGCGCGTGGCAGTGGGTTGAGATCGACATCTCCGCCCTCGCGGCTGGCAATGGCGATGTGGTGGACAAGATCGCCTTCAAGCTGTCGACCGCTGGCGCAACCGGACTCGCTGTTTTCAACGTCTGGATTGACACGATGTATAAGTGGGATGCGACCGACGAGGACATTCTCGGTGATTCGGTCATGTATGACGGAGTGCTGAGTGTTCTCAGCCTCGACACCGCCAACACCGGGACTCATACGTTCGGCAACGTCTCCGAGCACACCGACTACTTCGTGAACTACCAGTCGGGTAATGAGGTTCTTGTGTGGATCACGGATCAGTCCGCTAAGAGCCTGATCTGCATGTACGCCTACTAATAGGAGTCGGATATGGGAGCCTCAGCGTTTCAGATGTACCGACGAGCGCGTGTCGAACAGGCTAAGGCCGAATCGGACACGCTCCCAACCAATGAACATCAGGAGGTTGAGGCTCCCGATCCGCCTATCGAAAAGGTGAAGGACCCGCGCTCGATCCGGTACGAGATCCCGAAACTCGACCTCCTGCCCGGAGAGCCGAATTGGGAGGAGATGACTCTGATCGAGATGAATACCTACGCCAACAAGGCCGGCTGGCTTCATGACGAGATCATGAAGAAGCGGACTACGAAGGCTGATGGTGTTGTTTTCATGCACAACAAGTGGCTTTGGAAGCACGGAGGTGACGCCAAATGACCCTTGTTGTAGGTGAGGACACCTTCGTTTCGTTGACGGACGCGAACACCTACCATTCGGATCGAGCTTCTTCCGTTTGGACCTCGACCTCTCCGACGAACCCAGTCAAGGAGGCTGCTCTCCGGTATTCCGCCGCGTGGCTGGAAGGTGTGCCGTGGAAGGGTGTTGTCTCTACGGACGCTCAGGAGATGACTTGGCCTCGCGTCTACTATGACGAGTATGGTCACTATCACGACGATACGCCTCAAGAGATTCTGGACGCGCAGTGCGAAATGGCCGTTCATCACGTTTCTAGCGCCCTGAACAAGGCGAGCTTTCAGACGGGTAGCATGGATGAAGTGAAAGTCGGGCCGATTGAAGTGAAGTTCGGTTCCGCAACCTTCCAACGCGACTACCCCTTCGTCTGGAGGTTGATTCGTCGGTTCGTTTCCGGCTCCTCTGTCTCGCGGCCATTGGTGAAGGTATGACCCTCATCGACGACGTAACAGTTCCTCTTGCCATGTCTCTGCTTGCTGAGTTCGGCAAGCAGATCCTCATTCAGCAACCGGAAGAGGGTGCGTACAACCCCGTCACCGGAAAGACGGCAACTGTCGCGTCGCCCACCCAATACCTCGTCATGGGGGTGATTGAGGTTGTTGATGCACTTAAGAATGTAGGTCTTCGTTACTCACTCGAAACGACGACCTACATTTCTGATTTCAGCATCACAATCTCAGCGCTTGAGATTGGAGTTGAGCCTCTCCCGGGTTGGAATGTCTACCTGGGTCCGACGACATCCGCCGCGAGATACGAGATCGCCGCTGTCCTGCCGATCTACAGCGGGAATGAGGTCTGCCTCTACATCCTCAAGGTGAAGCAATAATGCCCGGGGTGAGGGTGTCACTCAATTCTGAGGAGTTCTCGTCGCAGATCAAGACTGCGGCGAGACACATCAACGATAAGATCGCTATTGATGTTCAGAGGCGAGCCAGGGACATCTTCAAGGACGTTGTTCGGTTCACTCCGGTTCGGACCGGAAGGGCTCGTTACGGTTGGAGAATGACCAAGAACAAGCCTTCCATTTGGACGCCTGTTCAGAGAATCTTCCCGTACCCGAGCAAGGCAGAGGCCACGGTGATTTACCCGAAGCCGGTCGAAACGATGTCCACAGCCAGGACTATCGACCGGATTGGCACGCAGATTTACATCACCAACAATGTAGAGTATATTGAACACCTTGAGTACGGAACCGCTCGCAATAGGCCAGCCATGATGGTCCATCGAGCCATAGCGAACGCGGAGGCCAAGAGTGGGCTTTGAGACCAAGGCGAACGCTATCAGAACCTTGATTAATACGAATTGGACTAAGACTCCAATCGCTTGGGATAACGTCAAATTCGATCCACCTTCTAATGGTCCGTATATCGCCGTCTCGATCTTGGAGGCTGAGACATTTCATGCGGCTATCGGTGTTCCGAAGATGACGAGAACTTCTGGTGTGATCGCTATCCAGATTTTCGATCTAATTGGTAGGGGTGACGGTACGGTCCGTGAATACGGTGATGATCTTTCGGACATCTTCATTGCCGCGAACCTGTCTGGGATCACGCTCCTCGCGCCCTCGTTCGTTCCGGTTGGACCGGGACCTGTCTATTGGCAGGGCAACCTTAGCGTTGCTTTCTGGTATGACGAGCATCACTAGAAAGGAGAAAGCAAATGAGTGAGTCCAATCGCGCAACCTTGGGCTACATTGAGGAGTCGACTTGGGGCACCACCCCGGCCAACCCCGTCAACTATGTTCGCATGACCTCCGAGTCGATTGGCATGGAGATGACGACCGCAACTTCGAATGAGATCCGGTCGGATCGCCTCGTAGCCGACATCATTCGGACTGGCATTTCGGTTGGTGGTGACATCGGGATTGAACTCTCCTACGGCGCGCATGATGCCCTGATCGCTGGCGTTATGCAGAGCGCGTGGAGTTCCGCTGTCGCGGTGGCCGCTTCGACGACCATCGGGTTCACCAGCGTCGGGAATCACATCACCGACAGTGCGAGCGCCTTCACGAACGTCGTCGTGGGTCAGTTCATCAAGGTTTCTGGCGCGGTCAACGCTGGAAACAACGGCTACCACCTCGTCACGGTCAAGACGAGCGCGAACGACATCACCGTCTCGACCACCCTCACGACCGAGGCGGCTGGCGGTTCGATCAACGTTAAGAGCGCCTACATTCGCAACGGAACGACCAAGAAGAGCTTCACGTTCGAGAAGTTCTTCGGCGGTCTGGTCGCGGATGAGTACGTCTCGTTCACCGGCTGCGTGATGGATTCGATGCAGTTGACCATCAAGCCTGGGTCAATCATCGAGGGCTCCTTCGCCCTTCAGGGCCAGGACGCCGCCGCTTCGAACACTTCTGTCGGCACCGGGCCTGCTGTTGCCGCTCCGACCGCCGACGTGCTGAATGCCATCGACAACGTGAGCAACGTGATGGAGGCTGGTGTCGCAGCGCCCTACGACATCGTGGAGATTTCGTTCACGGTGTCCAACTCGCTCCGCACCCGTCAGAAGGTTGCCTCCCTACCGATGGCCGGTGTCATGCTCGGGACCATTCAGATCACGGGCAACTTCCGCGCCTATTTCGCGTCGAAGGCTCTGTACGAGAAGTATCTCAACTTCACCGCTACGGATCTCTCGTTCGTGGTGAGTGACGTGGCTGGCAACTCGTACCTGTTCTACTTCCCGCAGGTGAAGTTCACTTCGGGCAATCCGGCGGCAAGCGGGCTGGATCAGGATGTCATGCTGGAGATGGGTTTCACCGCCTATCGCGACCCCTCGCTCCTGTTTGCCATGCAGATTTGCCGCTTCCCTGCGTAACCGTAATCTAGGAGAACCGTAATGGATCTGAAACAGGAATTCAACTTTAGCTCCGACAAGGAACTCAATGGCGTCTGGCGGGAGATCGATTCCCAGGGCACGAAGATTCTGGTTGCCCGAGCTGGGAATCGGAAATTCGAGGCGTTCCTTGAGAAGATCATGATGGAGCACCGTTCTCGTCTGCGCGTGCTCAGGGGTGAGGGCATCGATCCGGTCGTCCGCGAGGAACTGACGAATCGAGCCATCGCGGAGACGATCCTGCTTGGTTGGGAGGGGCTCACGGAGAACGGCGTGACCCTGGAGTATTCGAAGGCTGAGGCGAAGAGGCTTCTTGAGACGTACCGCGACTTCAAGAACATCGTGGTCGAGGAGTCCATGCGTCACGACGCCTTCCGGTTGGAGGAGCAGAAGGAGGCCGAAAAAAACTCGTAGACGCCCTCTTGTGGCAATTGACCTACGCCAAGGATGAAGAGGCGCTGGTCAAGCTATACAAGCAGGGCAAGAGTGTTCCGGCCATCGAGAGCAAACCAGAACTCTTTCCAGAGCTTCTGCCGATATGGAGGATGTTCAACGAACTGTCATTGACTTGCGGAAATGGTTTTGGTGGATTGAATCTATCACCTGAAACTGTTGAAGCGTATTGCCGCATTCGTGGCATGGTAATGACGGAGGAGAAATATGACTTGATCTTGGCTATGTACAGAGCGCTCTTAGATTTCAATGAAAAGAAACGACCGAAACCTAAGACGCCTGCGAACATACCGACTAAGCCCAGGGGGAAGTGATGGAGCTAACGACCCTAACGATCCTCGTCACCACCAAGGGTGTAGCGGGGGCGTTGAACCAGATCGATTCTCTGGGTAAAGAAGCTGCGAAGGCGGGCAGGTCGATTGATAGCCTCAGTAAGAGTTTCTCTGGGGCTCAGAACAAGGTCGAGTCGTTCCATCGCGCCATCGCCGCCGTTGGATTCGGAGTTCTGATTCGGGACTCCCTTGAGGCTGTCAAAGCCTTCATCCGAATCGAAAACGCACTTAAGTTCGCCACGGGAGGCGGTGCATCAGCCGCCTCCTCGATGGCTTTCCTGCGAGGCGAAGTTTCCCGTCTTGGCATGGATCTCACCTCGTCCGCCGAGGCGTTCACGCGCTTCATGGCCGCTGTGAAAGGAACTTCCCTTGAGGGCGAGACCTCGCGGAAGCTCTTCACGGCGACTGGCGAAGCTGCGATCACCTTGGGCATGAACGTCGAACAGACTGTCGCAGCCCTTCGCGCATTCGAGCAGATGGCATCGAAGGGTAACGTACAGGCTGAAGAGTTGAGAGGTCAGCTTGGTGATCGACTTCCTGGCGCATTCAATATCGCTGCGAAAGCATTCGCCATCGTCAGAGGTGAGGCGAATGAGTTGGCTAGTGATTCACTCCGAAAGCTGAACAAGGCTCTTGAAGAGGGCAAGGTTCAGGCCGACGAGCTTCTTCCGGTAATGGCCGATCTGATGCACCAAATGTTCGGGCAAACTGCGAAAGCTGCGGCCGACTCGTTTATCGGTCAGGTCAATCGAATGAACACAGCCTTTATGGAAATGAAGGATGAGTTCGGAAAGGCGATCCTTACCGGCCTAATGCCAGCAATGGATCAACTGAAAAACCTCTTCAAGGACGAGGATTTCAAACAGGCGATTCAACAGATCGGCGTGTTGATTGGCGATGGTGCAGTTATTGCAGTTAAGGCGTTGAAATTCCTAGTCGAGAATCTCGACCTCGTTAAGGATGCAATCGCTGCCATTATCGCTATGAAGTTTGTGAATTTCCTGAGTGAATTGGCAACGAATGCGTACCTCACCGCTCAGGCGTTGAACGCTCTTGGAATCGCTCAGGCCAATCTGAACACCGTTTCTAAGATGTGGACCTCGATTGTCGTTGGCGGCGGGTGGGCCGCCCTCATCGGGGTTACGATGGTCGTCGCTTACAACGCTGTGATGGGGTCTATTGAGGACACGACCAGGGCCATTCAGGAGCAATCCGATTGGATCAGTCGCATGGAAGTTCCGATGCGGAATTACATCGAGCTTCTCAAGCGGATGAGGGAGGGAAGCACCGAGGAGAATCCGCGTGGATTTGCTCAGACTCTTCCCGAGGCTGATATCGATATCGAAACGGCCAGGAATCAGGAGGAGGCGGCTTACGCAGCGATTGAGGGGTCGAAGGCGAAGATTGCAAGCATTGAGGAGCAGATCAAGAAGATCGAGCAACTCGCCGCTTCGACTGATAACGCGACCGACGCAGAGGAGAGGCGCGCCAACTCTGATTACAAGGAAAAGGCTAAGAAAAGAATTGAGGAACTAAACGCTGAAATAGCTAGCGAAAACGCCTCTATCGCTGACAATAACAACAAGATGGCACAGGCTGGCGACCTTTTGGTCGATCTGATCGAACACAGGGACGAGTTGAAGGAGACCGTTGACGCTGCGACCAAGAGAACTGATGATGCAACCAAGGCTGAAATTCGCTATGCAGAAAAGGTCAAACTAACAACCGAACAGATCCAGACGAAAATCGAAGCCGCCAAGGACCTCCTCGATCAGCTTCGCGAGGAGGACCTGAGTGATACCGCCGAATTGAAGCAGATTTCCAAGATCGACGAGCAGACCGCTCTAGATATCGACAGAATGAGGCATGATCTCACCAAACAAGACTTCGATCTACTGTCGAAGGAGAGGGTTGTTCTTGGCGACATTCTCAAGCTGGTCGTCAAGCAAACCTTCGAGCGGAAGCGTCTGACCCGTGAGGAGCAGGATCGCATCGCCTTTGAAGAAGCCTTCGCCAGAAATCAGCAACAGCGGAATGATGCTGACGATCAGGCGAACAAGAGAGACCTAGACGATCTGTTGAAGTATTACGAAGTTGTGATGAACCTGAAAAACGCCACGAAGGCGCTCAAGAGTCAGGATTTCTTTGGCAATTTCAAGACCAGGGAGTCGTACCGCGAAGAGATCATCGCCGAGCGGGAAAAGGCTGAACTCGAACAGGCCATCAACGAGATGTGGGCTGATGGGGTGATCAAGACCGAACAGCAGGAGGAAAACATCAGGAAGGCGAACAAGGCCCTCCGCGATCAGGAGAAGCAGGTTAGGAAGTTGAATGACGCTTTCGAGACTGTGGCTAGCGTCGCCAACATCATCTCGGTCGCCTTCGAAGGCGTGAACGATAACATTTCCGAGTTGTTCAAGAACATCGCAAACCTCGCTACGCAGTTGCAGGCCGTCTACAACGCGAAGTCGACAGCCGAGGCGATGTCCGCTGGGGCCGCTGCCGGTCAATCGATCTACGGAATCGGAAAGGGGATGGGCGCTTGGGACGCCGGTCGCGGACAGAGCGAATTCGGCGGTCAGATGAGTGGAAATTACGCTGACATCGGAGCGATGGTTGGTGGTGCTATTGGGTCCATGTGGGGTCCGATTGGCACCGTCGTAGGTTCTGTGATCGGCGGAATGATCGGAGGGGCGATCAAGTCCGGGGCCGACGAGGGCCTCGCGGAATTGAAGCAGACCGCTACGGGCGTTGCTCTGATGATCTCCAAGAGTGAGGGTGGTCTTGGGGGTGCCCTGGGCCAGATGGGCAAGGCGATCAATGAGGGCCTCCAGAGGATCATGGACCAGATTGGGGCCGAACTCATCAACGCTCCAAAAATGAGTTTCAAGATCAGAGACGACGTTATCACCGTCTTCGTTGGTTCCATGCGTAAGTCGTTCAAGGAGATGGAGGATGCGGTTAAGTTCACCATCACGGAGATTCTGAAGCAGGGCGAATTTGAGGGCATCTCCGATACGATCAAGACGGTGCTTGAGAACACGATGGCTGAGGACCTCGACAGCCTCGCGGAAGACCTCGACTTTGGGATCTGGTATGAGAACCTCGGATTCTCTGAGATCGCGGAAGCGATCCATGAGGCGATGGCGCAACTGAGAGCGCAGATTCGTAAGGCTGCTGAACTCGGGTTGGACGACGCCCGCATCTACCAAGAATTCAGTAACAACATGAAGTTGATGCGGAACGGTATTCTCGGCATCAACGAAAGCGCTGAGGAGAGGATTCGCAGACAGGCCGCAGAGTTCAATGCAGAAGTCGCTCTCATGAAGGCGGAGCAGGAGATCAAGAGGGTCGACCTTGAGTTCCAGAGGGCCGAGATCCAGGCGAAACTTGATCTTGCGATGGCTAGGGCTGGAATCACTCAGGCCGAACTGGACATCTTGATCGCATCTGGCGAGATTGCAACCAAGAATGTCGAACTCATGTATAAGAAAGTTTCCGCGGAAGCTGACATCCTTGAGATTCGCGGTCAGATGGTTGAGGGTGAATACTATCTGCTCGGCGTGTACGTCGGTATGCTGAACGAGATTCAGAAGGCTATCGATGCGGTCAATCAGATGATTCTGAATCTGCCCGATCTGATCTCGCCCGAAGAGATCGACATTGCCATCGGAAACATCGGCGGAAGTGGCGGATCGGACATTGGGACCTCCGTCGCGGATCAGCTTGACCCGGATGCCATCGCCAAGGAGATCGCTGACGCGCTCCGCACCGCTCTTGGACGCAGCCTGGAGCAGGCCATCGTCGATCTTGAAATCTGGGCGCAGAAGAAGCGTGACGAACTCTCCTCGCTCGGACTCGGAACAGAGGAGCTTGATGAAGCGGTCGCCGCGAGACTTCGAAAGATCCTCGCTGATGCGTTCTCAGAGCTCGGCCTTGAGGTCTACGCCTTCAAATCGCGGATGATGAGTATCATCGAGAACCTGCGGTATATGTTCGAGAACATGGACGACCTCGGGATCTCCATGAGCGAGTTCCTCTACATCCTTGAGTCCGTCAGGGATGAGGTCATGTTGGGCCTCGCGGATTCGATGGTCCAATACATCGACGACGAGCGGATCAAGATGGAGCTGACCAAGCTCCGTTACGAGATCGAGTTCGACAACATGAGGAAGCAGATTGAGATCGCCTACCAGATGGGGGTGATCGACGAGGAGCGGTACAATTACCTCCTCGGGATCTGGAATCAGCTTCCCGACCCCGCCGATCTCGCGGCTGACCAATTCATGTCGGATTGGAATAGCGCTCTATCGTCTCTCGGATTGGCCTCGATTGACACGATCCAGCAATTCCAAGAACTACAAGACACGATGAATTGGTTGCGCGAGAACGCTGACCTCGCGGGCATGAGTGTCGAAGAGTTGAACGATCTGTTCCGTCAGGTTGGTGACGAAATGTTCATCAGTCTGGCGGACTCCCTGTTGAAGTGGGTGGATGATGAGGACACCAAGCGGAAGATCGAAGCGATGCGGTTCGAAATGGAACTCGCAAACATCATGCTTCAATTCCAGCTTGTGCAGCAGCTTGGGATTCTCACTCAGGAACAGATCGACATCATTGGCGGGCTAATCGCTGACGTTCGTCAACAGTACCCCCCGGGCACCTACCCAGGCTGGAATGAACCGATTGGCGGTGGTGGGGGCGGAAGCGCTGTTGATGATTTCTCGGATGCGGTCGATAGGTTCAATCAGACGACTCAAGACCTGATCGATTTCCAGAGAGAGCTTCTTCTGGGCGACCTCTCCACCTTGACGCCGGAACAGAAGCTAATGCAAGCGCAGGGCGACTACTCCTCCACCCTCGCGGCGGCTCTTGGCGGCGACATGGAGGCGAGAGATCGCTTCAAAGAGATGGCTCAGACGTATCTCGGGGAAGCTCAGGGCTACTACGCTTCGTCCGAAGGGTACGCCTTAATCTTCGATCAGGTGATGCGTGACCTCGCCCGCGTGATCGGAATGACTGGCCCGACAGGTGGCGGACCTGGAGGCGGCGGGG